CTGGGGGCTCTCTTCCTCTCCCCCCGCCAAGATAACCGGGGGACGCGCGCGCGATTATAACCCGTGTAAAAAGAAATGCGTTTATGTGTAAAGAAATGCGAGAAATTACATGCTCGATTTGGACGATGTAACCTCCCGCGTCTACCTTGCACCGCTTGTCAAAGAAGCTATCGAAGAAGCAGAAGCTGCAGGCGTCATCAAGGACATGGACGTAGCCGCCAGCGCCCTCGCAATCGAATACGCTCGGACGCTTGATGAGACCTGGGACGACTGCATCGAAAACGGAACCTGGGATGTCTGGCTCAAGTGCCTCAACATCGCCGGCCCGAACCTCAACCGCACCCTCACCGCGCTAGGCCTAACCCCCGTCTCCCGCGGTGAAATGGCAACTAAGGACGCGAAGGTGGATGTTCTTGATGAAATCCTCAGCAAGAGAAAGCGCCCCGCTTAAAGGCTCCACCGTCCCCCGCCTTTGGACTCGCCCGCTGCGCAAGCTCACCCCAGAGACCAGTCTCGGGTTCGAAGCTATCGAATTTGCCGAGCGCGCGCTAGGACGCACCCTCCACCCTTGGCAAAAGTGGTTCCTAGTTCACTCAATGGAGCTTGCACCCGGTAGCTTCGTCTCAGATGACGTTCCGATGCTCCGATTTGAGACCGTGCTCCTGCTCGTTGCCCGACAGAACGGCAAGAGCTATATCATGAGCACCCGCCTCTTGTGGCGCATGGCCACTTGGGACGGCCCAGAAGAAGAACCGACCCTGGTTCTCGGCACAGCCCACAAACTGTCTCTGGCAGAAGAAATTCTCGACCTCTCGCACACCGCGCTGAAGAACTCGCCTATCCGTGCTCGCCTTGCAAAGAAGAGCGATACAAACGGAAATAAATTCATCAAGCTCACCAATGGCGCACGGTACCGATGCGAGGCCGCCAGCGATGACGGCGGCCGAGGTCTCACCGTCACCGACCTCGCCTTCGACGAGCTCCGCCAGCAACGCGAATGGTCAGCATGGTCAGCAATGACCAACACGACCAACGCGGTTGTCTCCGCACAGACAATCGCCGTCTCTAACGCCGGCGAGGCAAAATCGGAAGTGCTGCGGGGTCTCCGTGCAAAGGGCATTGAAGAAATCCATGCGTGGGAGGCTGCGCAAGCGAAGGGCACGGACTATAGCCCGGCTGACCCGTCTCTCGCCCTGTTCGAATACAGCGCTCCAGACGACTGTGACATCTTCGACCGAAAAGCTTGGGCAATGGCGAACCCCTCGCTCGGCTACCCTCATGGCCCCAGCGAAGAAACCCTTGCCGCCCGCGCGGCCCTTGTCGGCAAGCCCGGCGAAGGCATGCCCGAGCACAAGTTCCGCACGGAGAACCTATGCCAATGGGTGAACGTTGCAGAAGACTCCCTGTTCAAGGAAGAAGATCTCATCGAGTGTCTTGATCCTGACAGTGAACCGGCACAGGATTCGCCTATTTATATTTCTGTCGATGTGGCAGAAGGCCGCAGGATGTCCACCATCTCTCTCGCCTCTTGGCGTGATGATGGACTCCCTCATGTCGAGGTGATGGCTCAGCGCCCCAATACTGAGTGGATCCCCGCGTTCCTCGCTGAAAAGCTCACCTTCGAACCTGCAGCAGTCATCGTTCAGGGGCGGGGCGCTCCTGCGTCATCGCTGATTGACTATATCGAGGCCGCAGGCACCCCCGTCCTTAAATGTGAGGGAACCGCTCTCACTAATGCCTACGCGCAGTTCTATGACAGGGTTATTAACCATTCGGTTCGGTGGCGAGACCAGCCAGCGCTCACTCTCGCTCTGGCTGAAATCCAGGTCAAGAGCATGGGTGACACATTCGTGTTCAATCGTGTGAAATCCCCTGTGGATATCGCCCCTGCATGTGCCGCAGCTTTCGCACTCTGGGGTCTGACCTCTCAGAAAGCAACCGAAAAGAAGACCAGCGCATACGCCGGCGACTACGAAGACTGGTACACAGCAGACCAAATAGAGGACGGAGGTAAATGGTGGTAGCACAGAGTATCGGCCAGATTATCACTGAGGCCATCATTAACCGCCTCCCCAGGACTGCAGGCACGTTCCAAGGTCGCCACGTAGACATCTTCGTCAACAACGCTGAAGGGAGCGACGGCTCAAACCCCGCCAACGCAACGCTGGCAGCTCTCTACCGCTACCAGCCCTACGTGAGGGCCGCGGTCGATTGGTATTCGCGCCATGTCGCCCAAATGGCTATCCACACCTTCGTTCGCGATGGTGAGCACCGAGAGCGGAACACTGACAACCTCGCCCATGAGCTCCTGTCTGGACAGCCGAACCCGTGGATGACAGGCTATGAGCTCATCTACGACCTCGTTGCGAATCTGACTCTGTACAACCGTGCTCACTGGTTTTTTCTACCCGGCGGTGACGGCACTCCAGAGATTCATCCCTTCCCCACCGCGTGGGTCACCCCCGTCTGGGACACCTGGGAGTCAATCTCACACTACAAGATCCAGCCTCCGGGCAAGAGCTCAGCAGTAGAGATCCCAGCAGACAAATGCGTAACCTTCACCGGCTGGTCACCGACCCCCGGCAACTCATGGAGCGTCATCGACACCCTCCGCATGGTGCTCGAGGAAAACTACCACAGCCACCGGTACAGGATTCAGCTCTGGCGCCGCAGCGGACGAGCCGGCACATACATCAGCCGCCCGACCTCAGCCCCAGAATGGGACAACAACGCGCGCAGGCGATTCTACGCAATGTTCGAGGACTTCACCGGAGACCACGGCGCGCGCGCAGGCTCAACTCCTCTGCTCGAAGACGGCATGGAAATCAAATCCACGACCTTCAAATCGGCAGACGAGCAATGGGCCGAATCAATCACCCTCAGCCTGCACACCGTGGCTCAGGTGTTCCAGATTCCCGCAGGGCTCCTCGGCGCAACCGACGGACTCAGCTACGCCAACATGCGAGAAATGAACCGAGCAATCTTCAGCGGCACGCTCGGCCCGCTCGTCCGCTCGATTGAAGACCGCCTAAACACCTTCGTCCTGCCGCAGCTCGGCATCGACCGGAAAAAGTACTTCGTCGAATTCAACGTCCAGGAAATGCTCCGCGGATCTATCGAAGACCAGGCAAACATCTTCTCCACCTCAACCGGCGGCCCCTGGATGACCCGAAACGAAGCACGACGGATCAACAACCTACCCCCCGTACCCGGCGGAGACGAACTCATCACCCCCCTCAACGTCATCGTCGGCGGACAAACATCGCCGCAAGATGGAGGTTCCGCATACCAAGGCGGAGGAAAAGCCGCAGAACTCATCCGAGACAACCTTGAACGCGCCGAGCGAATCCACCAGGCACGAGGCAAGACCCCCATCAGCCGCCTCGAGAAGGAGCTCGCTGACGACCTAAAAAAGCACTCAGCAGCACCAGACCCCGCCGGTACCGCCCGCAATATCTACCAGCAGGTAGAGACCCGCGGCGCTCCTCCGTACACAGACATACAGGAAGAGACCAATGACAATCCACTATAAGGACGCAGCCCCCGGCGCTGTCTCCATCATCGAGGAATCAGAAGAGCGCAAGGGCATCTTCACCGGCTACGCCGCCGTCTTCGGCAACATCGACTCCGTCGGCGACCGAGTCATGCCGGGCGCCTTCGCAGAAACCCTCGCCAACGACTACCGAGCCGGCGGCGCAGGTATCCCCTGCTACTGGGGACACCGCCTCGACGACCCCGAAATGGTAATCGGCGAAACTCTCGCCGCCGTCGAAGACGAGCGAGGCCTCAAGGTCACCGTCCAGCTCGACCTCGAGAACCCCAAGGCTTCAAAAGCATACGAGCTCATCCGCAGGAAGCTCGTCAACCAGATGTCATTCGCATACGTCATCGAAGACTGCACTGAAAACGCAGATGACAAGTGCACTGACCTGACCAAGCTCCGACTCTTCGAAGTCTCCCTCGTCCAGATCGGAGCAAACACCGAAACCGAACTTACTGACGTCAAGGCGTTCAAAGCCGGCCGCAAGATTTCCTCCTCAAACCTGGAAACCCTCAAGCGCGCCGTAGAACTCCTCGAATCAGTGATTGACGACGCCGAACCCGACGTCGAGAGTAGCGGCAAGGACCACCCAAAGCCCAATCCCGAGGAGCCGGAAACGGCCAAGGGAAAGGAGGCCCCGGCTGACACACCGCGCACGCTCACGGCAGAAGAGCTGGCAGAGTACAAAGCATATTTCGCATAGAAAGGAGCCAACATGGCATCCATCAATGATCAGCTCGCATCCGTCAAGGCAGAAGCAGAAGAACTGCTCGCCGCCGCCGCAAAGGGTGGAGCTGTAAACCGCGCCCGCCTCGAGGAACTCCGACACGACATGGAGAACCTGAAGGCAGACCAGGACGCAGTCGCAGAAACCAACGCACTGCTGAAGGCACTGGGCACCCCGCAGCCCGACCCCCAGCCTGAACCCGCCGCTGAAAAGGGCGCTATCAGCTTCGGCCGAGAGGTCGCCACCGCGCTCGCAAAGACCGGTGCTCTGGGCATGCTCGGCGCGTCCCGCAAGGCAACCGCTGAGTTCATCAGCTCCAAGGCCGCCGGTGACGCTGTGACCACCAGCAATGCCGCTACCGGCACCGGCCTGCAGACCCTGCTGACCGACGTTGACAAGAACATCATCCCCGCTTACGTAGAGGGCCCCACTATCGGCAAGTGGCTCTCCTCGGGCACCATCGACGGTAACTCCATCACCTTCTTCACCGGAAACGAATGGACTGCAGTATCTGGCCGCCCCGGCGGCGCGGCAGAGAACACCAAGCGCGCAGGCGTTACCCCGCCCCCGCTGACCTCTGTCAACATCTCGCTGAAGAACATCGCCGGCTGGCACATGATCACCAAGGAAATGGCAGAAGATCTGTCCTTCCTCGCCACTGAAATCAACACCAACCTGCTCCAGCAGCTGGTTCGCGTGGAAGAGGAACAGTTCCTCAGCGGTACCGGTAACGGTAACGACCTGACCGGCATCTTGACCACTGCAGGTATCCAGAGCGAGACCGCGGCGACTGCCGACGACAACTTCAACGCAATCCTGCGTGCACAGAACAAGATGCTCAAGGCGACCGGTCTGCGCGCCGACGGCTTGGTTATCAACCCCGACGACTACACCAAGCTCCGCCTGGTGAAGGACAGCAACGGCCAGTACCTGGGCGGCGGCGCTTTCACCGGCGCGTATGGCGTTGGCGGTGTGCTCGTTGACCCGCCGATTTGGGGCATTCCCGTCATTCAGACCAACGCAATCCCCGCCGGTACCGCCCTCATCGGTCACAGCTCCGCAGCAACCGCATACCGCAAGGGCAGCCTCACCGTTACCGCGTCGAACGACGTCAACGACGATTTCCTTTACGGCCGCTTCCGCGTGCTGGCAGAGGAGCGCGTCGCCCTGGCAGTCAAGGCGCCGAAGGCATTCGTCAAGATCACCTTGAAGTAAACATCTCATAAGAAAGGGGGAAACATGCCACAGTACCCGTCCATCAACACGCAGCCGGTATCTCCCCGAGAAGCCGCTGAGGCCGCAGTCCGTTCCTGGTGCGGTTGGCATGTTTCCCCCGTCATTGAGGAAACGCTGACGATTGATGGCAACGGCACTAACCGCTTTTCTCTCCCCTCGAACATGGTGCATGCCGTCAACGAACTGCTCGTTGACGGCATGCCCGTTGAGGGATTCTCTTTTTCCCGAGACGGATGGATTCAGCTCCCGGCAGGGTGCATCACCCCTCGCCGCCCTGGCTGCATCACCGCCGTCATAACCCACGGCTGGGAATCCGTCCCAGACGTCCAGAAGGTTATCGCCGATTTCACAGCCCGCGCGGCGATGGGCGCTCCTGGATCTATCGCCTCCCAGCGTGCCGGCACGCAGTACGTAGCCTACGCGACGCACAACGGGGAAGTCACCGGCGGCAGCTTGCTCTCGACAGAGAAGGCTCTGCTCGAGAAATACAAGCTGAGGCAGGTCCCCTGATGTTCGGCCTAGCATCATACTCAACCACTGCAACGCTTACCCGCCGCATAGGTACAGAATACGACGCACGCGGTTTCAAAAAGCCAACAGAGAAACAAGAACAAATCACGGTCTTCCTCGACGCCCCCTCCACCGTAGAACCAACCAGTGTGGGCGCCTCCGAGACCGACATCTACACGCAGACTCTTTACGCGGCACCTGGAACATCAATCAATGCCAAGGACAAAATCACCATCGCCGGCACCACATACCAGGTGGTAGGAGTCTCCCCGCCAATCACCAACATCTTCACCGGCACAACGTTTTACACCGAGGTCAAAATCCGGAGGGTAACCACATGAACGCAAAAAACAAGCTGACCATCAACAAAGAAGCAATCAAAGCTCTGCGTAAATCCCCTGCAGTAGTCGCAGACCTCGAACGGCGCGCCAAGAAAATTGCCTCTGCAGCCGGCGGCGAAGCAATCGGCTACAAGGTTACCCACCTCGCACTCGAAGACCCCCGAGGCGCAGTCTCCGTCATGGCCACCGGCCACGCCGCCCGCCACAACCGAAAACACAACTCTCTCGTGAGGAACCTCGATGCCGGCCGCTAACAACACCATCTGGGACTTCGAAGGACTCGTCACCACCACGTACATGTACCTCGTCTCGAGATACAACGACCTCCCCATCTACCGTGACGAACCCCCCGCAGACTGGGACGGGCTCACCGGCTGCGTCATCATCAAGGACGGCGGCGGCAACCAGCTCACCACCGACCAGCTCCTCACCGGCCGCGTCACCCTCGACATCAGACACCCAGACCCCGCAATCGCAGAAACATCTGCACGCACAGTCTCAACCCTCATCCGCGAATGGGACTACCTCCCCGACCCCGTCTGGGTCACCTCCGCAGGCATCCCCACCTACAACCCAGTCGACGACCCCGCCACCCCGGCGTGGACCTTCACCGCAGAACTGACGGTGAAATCAACAACCACCCGCGCACTCAGCGCTAACTCTAAGGAGTAACCAATGGCAGAACCCGCATACTTGACCGAAACGTTTGTCCCGAAGCCCGAAAAGATTACCGGCGGCATCCTCTACGCGCCCGTCGGCACCGTAGTCCCCACCAACGCCAAGGATAAGCTCAACGCCGCCTTCACCGAACTCGGCTACGTCTCCGCTGACGGCGTGAAGATTCGCAAGGACTCATCCGACGACGGCGTAGACGCATGGGGCGGCGTCGAAATCCGCAAGATCCGCACCAAGTTCAGCGAATCCCTGTCCTTCAAGCTCTACTCGACTGTCTCCCCCGACGTCCTCAAGGCAGTCCTCGGCGCCGACAACGTCATCGTCAACGGCACCGACATCACCGTCAAGCACAACGCAGACATCGCACCCCTGCAGGCATTCGTCATCAACACGATCGACCCGGCAACCAAGGTCCGCAAGCGCTACGTCATCCCCGAAGGCCAGATCCTCGTCACCGGCGATACCACCGTCAGCCACTCCGAGATGACCGCTCTCGAGGTCGAAGTCGGCGCAAAGGCAGACGCCACCGGCACCGGCATCTACGAACTTATCGACGTCTCCGGACTGAGCGCCCGCCCCGCAGCGGCAGCAGTAGTCCCTGGCGGCTAAACCACACACCCTCTAAAGCACCTGCGCGCCGTGACCGTGACTCCCACGGCGCGCAGGCAAACCAAGGAGTCACACACAGAAGTCATAAAAGGAGTCACACATGGCCACCAAGAAGAAGCATACCCGCAAGAGCGCTAAGCTCTACCGCTCCCTCACCTTCGAAAGCTCCATCTTCGACGGAGAATTCACCCTCCCCGACATGAAGCAGGCCCCCAACCACGTCATCGCCGCAATGGAACGCATGGACCTCGACGCCCTCGCCGAATGGTGCATCAGCGCCGGCGCCTCCAAGGAAGACACCGAAATCTTCTGGGAAATGGACCCCGAAGAAACCCGAACCTTCATCGAAGAGTGGTCCCACGGCACCGTGGGAAAATTCTAGCCGCCCTCGACCTTTACCGCCGCCACGAATCAGCGGTGCGCGCTCGCCTGCTGGAGCTCAACCTCAACTGGGATTCCAGCAGGCGAGGCAAGAGCAACTGGGCGAACATTATCGCCGCGTTAGAGACTGCGCCGTGGGATTCTGCCCTCCGCCAGGCCGAAATCCCTGACTCATGGCAGTGGGGAAACCCACTATACGAGCCTGTGCTCACCAGTATGGAGGCGCTCATAGCCGCCAACATCCAGCGAAGCGGCGATAAGGCCGCGGCAAGGCAGTTCAAGCGGGTCCCCCGTCCTGGCGACCCCGCAGAGCAGAAGCTGGCAACCGCAGTAACCACCATCGACGAGCTCAACGCGCTTTTCGACAATTAAATAGGAGGGCATATGGCAGCCATTGAACTCGCAACCGGCTATGTTACTTTGGCTGCTGAAACCCGTACTCTGACTCAGCAGATCGCTACTGCATTCAAGGGCGCTGGAGACCACGGTGCCCGCGCGGGACGCGAAATCGGCTCGTCTATGGCGAAGGCTTTCAAAGAGGCAAACCCCATCGACATGGATTCAATCCGTGCGAAGGTAGAAACCGCTGAGAAAGCTATGGCGCAGTCTGCGGCACAGGCCGCTAGTAAGCGTGCCGCCGCAGCCGCCAGCATTGAGCAGGCTCAGGCAAAGCTGCTCGCTGCGCAGAGCCGAGTGGAAGCGCAGACCCTCAAAGTCCAGCGCGCCGAAGACGCTTTGGCATCTGCACGAAAGAGTGGAAACTCTGATGCAGTGCTGGCGGCTGAATCCCGTCTCGCATCAGCCCGCTCCCAGCTGCACAGCGCCAGCGCATCGCTCACTGGCGCAGAACAGGGCGTAGCCGGTGCACGTGCTCGATACACCGACATCTCCAGGAAGGCAGTCGCCCAGACGACTGCTTATGCGCAAGCTCTCAAGAGCGCAAAGGGCGACCTGCACCAGGCAGAATCTGCCACCGCATCGCTTGGCAACGAGACTGAGCGCGCCGCAGGAAAATTTGGGCGGCTGAAGACTGGTTTCAAGGCCGCTATGGCAGACTTCAAAGCTGACGCGACGAAGAACCTGCGAGGCGCGTTCAACGGAGTCGAGGCAGAGGCAGAAGCCGCTGGACGAGCGTCCAGCGGCAAATTCAAGAGTGCATTTACTGGCGCACTGACTGCCGCCGGCGGTCTCTTTGCCGGTGTGCAGCTCTTCGACTTCGGACGTGACGCAATCTTCAAGGCCGGCGACATCGAGCAGTCAATCGGCGCAGTCGATGCTGTCTTCAAGGGCTCCGCCGAACGCATGCACGAGTATGCCGCCACTGCGAGCTCAACGGTAGGCATTTCAACCAATGCATACAACGAGCTAGCGGCAAAGCTGGGCGCGTCATTGAAAAATGGAGGCACCAGCATTGACGAACTCGGAGAGAAAACTAACGGTCTGATTCAGCTGGGCGCTGACCTGTCCAGCCTCTACGGCGGCAGCACGCAAGAGGCGATTGACGCGATTTCTGCAGCTCTTCGTGGAGAGATGGACCCGATTGAACGCTACGGCATTTCGTTGAACGATGCGGCGCTCACAGCAAAGGGCCTAGAACTTGGCATCAAGAAGGTTGGCGGCTCATTCTCCACCCAGGAGAAGCAACTCATAACCCAGGCGCTCCTCTTCGAGCAGTCAACCGACGCGCAGGGAAATTTCTCGCGCGAATCTGACACCTTCGCGCACAAGATGCAGGTCGCCTCTGCCCGCATGGAAGACATGAAAACCAAGATCGGCTCCGCGCTACTGCCTACAGTCGTGAACCTCATGGACGCCTTCGGGGAGAAACTCAACCCCGTGCTGACCGAGGTTGGCGGCGGTTTCAAAGCATTCGGAGCCGCATGGGAGAAATTTGACGGTGACGTGACCTCTGCCGGCTTCCCCGGTTTCATGGAGGTTGCTGCCTTCGCGATCAGGGGTTTCTACGAATCCGTCAAGCAATGGGTGGTCGACAATATCATCCCTGTTTTCCGAGACGTGCTCATCCCCACCCTGCAGAATGCAGGTGCAGGGATCGCTGAGTTCTTCAGAGGACTGTTCGCTGTCCCCGATGGCGAGCCCGGCGCTGTCTCCATCATACGGTCTATTGGTGATGCGGTCCGTAACACCTTCACGTTCATTAAGGACACCGCCTCATGGTGGGGACCGTTCGCCGCCGGTATCGGAATCGTCGTCACTGCGTACAACGGGTGGCAGAAGGCCACTATGTTGGTAGCTGCTGCTCACACCTTCCTTGAGAAGGCGGCTGGCGCGGCAACCAAAAGTAATATTATCCTCGCTGTCATCGGCCTTATCGTTGGCGGTCTAATCCTCGCCTATGAAAAGGTTGGCTGGTTCCGAGACTTCGTTGACGGTGCGCTCCAGGCTGTAGGTACCGCCTTCACCTGGCTGTACGAGAATGCAGTTCAACCTGCTTTCGACTGGATTAGCCAGGCGATTGGCGGGTTCATCACGTGGTGGAACGAGAGCTTCGTCCCCGCACTCAGCAGCGGCCTGCAGGCTGTAGGTTCAGCTTTCCAGTGGTTCCTTACCTATATCGTTGAGCCTGTCTGGACGGTCATCAAGACGGTTATCGTCGCAGCAATCGCGATTATTCTGACGGTCTTTGATGGTCTCAAGTGGGCTTTCGATAACACGCTCGGCCCGGTCTTCCAATGGTTCTATGAATCAATTGTGAAGCCCGTCTGGGACGGCGTAACCCAAGTAATCAACGGCTTCCTGAACTGGTGGAATACGACATTCGCACCGGCCATGTCTACCGCTGTCACCAACTTTGGCAACGTGTTCACCTGGCTGTACGAGAATATTGTGAAGCCTGTCTGGGACGGTATCCAGACCACTATCCGTATTTTCTCGGACTGGTTCCGAGACGTTCTAGCCCCCATCATCAAGAACGTTGTCGATGGAATCAGTAGCGTCTTCCGATGGCTACATGAGAACGTCATCCGCCCTGTCTGGGACGGAATCGGCTCAGTCATTCGCCGCGTCTGGGAAGGCGCTATCAAGCCAGTCTTCGACGCACTCACCGACTGGATTACCAATAGGGTTCCAGCAGCGTTCAACCAGGGCGTCAACGCAATCAAGGAGTTCTGGGACAACCTCGTGAATGTTGTCAAGAAGCCTGTGCGATGGGTGCTTGACGTGGTTGTGAACCAGGGATTCATTCGTCACTTCAACAACCTCGCAGGTACCTTCGGCATCAACAAGCTCCCCGAAGTCAGCCTCGACGGCTGGGCGACGGGCGGCTACACCGGCCGAGGCCGTAAATACGATGTCGCTGGCGTCGTCCATCGCGACGAATTCGTGATCCGCAAGGAATCCCGACAGAGGTTCGAACGTGAGAATCCTGGCGTCCTCGACTATCTGAACAAGACAGGAACCCTGCCAACCGCGCCGGTTGCCCGTCCTAGCGCAGGTGCCGCCGCAGCATACACTCAGCCTTTGACTGTCTCTGCTGCCGGGTTCCCTGGATATGATCTAGGCGGCATGGTCAGCGCCTTCGTAGGCGGAGCGCAGAAGGCTGTCTCTGACACCATCAACACTGTGTCCGCCGCGATTAGTGCTGGTGCCAGCTTCGTCATCGACAAAGCAATCAGCCCTGCAAGGGGCATCCTCGATGGCATCGGCGGGCTATTCCCCGGCTGGGCTGGTGACCTCATGCGAGGCGCAGGCAACCATCTACTCGATGGTGCCCGTGACTGGATCGTTGACAAGCTCAAGGGCAAAAACCAAGACGGCACCGACGTTGGCTCAGCAACACCCGTTGCGGCCTCCAACGGCGGCGTGATGCGCTGGCGAGACACCGTCATCCAGGCGCTCGGCATCGCCGGGCTCCCCCAAGACGGTGCCTACATCAACGCATGGCTCAGCCAGATCCAATCAGAGTCAAATGGCGACCCCAACGTAACCCAAAACGGCTATGTTGACGTGAACACTTTGAGCGGCGATTTGGCAATGGGCCTCGTGCAGGTTATCGGCGCCACCTTCGCAGCCTTCCGAGACCCCTCACTCCCCAACAACAGGCTGGACCCACTCAGCAACCTCGTCGCCGGCATGCGGTACGCCAAGGCGCGCTATGGGTACAGCGGCATGTTGGGAGTTATCGGTCACGGACATGGCTACGCGGACGGTGGTCGAGTAGCGGGCAACCCGGCTTGGGCTAAGGCATTTGCCTCCCCGCCGAAGCTCTACGATGCAGGCGGCCTGCTGACGCAGGGCGTCCAGCTCATCGACCACCGCAGGAGCACCCCCGACTATGTGCTGACCGACAGCCAGTGGCGCGCGATGTACAACATCGCAAACCACACGGCAACGTCAACCACTACCGGAGGAATCCACATCGGCTCCGTCAACGGCCTCTCAGCCGAGGATGTCGCATACGAAATCTCAAAGCTGCAGAGGCGAAAGGAGGCGCTCGGCATTGCCTAACCAGGCTAAACCTGCCCCCCGCATGAGGCTCCACCCAGCGGGGGGCGGGGCGGCGCTGGAGCTATCCAGCCGCTCCACCACCGACTTCACCGTGCTCAACGGGTGGGAAGGCTTCGGCATCCCACCCGTAGATCACAAGACATCGGACCGTGTCGACGGACCCGGCTCAACAGTGCGAACCACGAGGCTCAAAGAGCGAGAAATTCACATTCCTCTCATGATCTTCGGAAACTCACAGGCCGAGTGCCTCAGAAAATGGGACGCACTTGTAGCCACAGTCTCACCTCTCTCGACGACAGCAGGCACGACTCACGCCAAGCTGGAAGTCACTCGCCCCGGCAAACCCACCCGATACATTGATGTGCTCTACAAGAGCGGTCTCGAAGGGACCTTTGGAAGTAACTTCAATGGGTGGTGGATGAAGGTTGGACTCACTCTCCTTGCCCCCAACCCGTTCTTCTGGGAGCATGACACCTCAATCAGCTGGAATGTGAGAGGCGCGTACAAGCCCTTCATCAGCGGAGGCGAACAGACGAAGACACACAAGTTCTTCCCCATCATGCTCGCCCCCTCTGTTGTGCAGGGAGAACGCGAAATCACCATCACAGGCGATTACGAGGCAGCCCCCGTCTGGAGAATCACCGGACCAGTCACTGACGTCAAAGTCATGCACGCCGAAACAGGCGCATACTTCGTCGTGACCGGAACCCTCAAACCAGGCGAAACAATCACCGTGGACACCCGCATCTACGACATCTATTCCGATAACGCCCGCAACGGTGAGCTATGGGACCGACTCACCGACACGTCGCAGCTTTTCCGTCTACCCCCAGGTAGATCAAAGCTCCTCGTGACCGGCACAGGAATGGACGACAGAAGCGAGATCGCTCTAATCTACCGGCCCCAATACCTCACAGGAATCTAAATACGCAGGAGGCCACGATGCTAACCGTCGGCATGCGCGATGACAAATACCGGTACCGTGGCCTCCTCAAAGCCTCAAAGGTCGAGCTCATCACCCGACTTAATGAACCGGACACCTTTGTCGTGGAGGGACTCGGCGATGTCTCGCTGAGCGTCGCCCCCGAGCTCGCGCAGCAGGCCACCCGACTCCGAGAAGGCTGGGGACTAGTCCTCCACGACGGCGGTCTCCGAGTCTCCGGAGTCATCACAGCATTCCATCGCACAGCAAAAGACAACGCGCTCGAAGTGGAAGTAACCTGCACATCCGAGCTCGTCTTCCTCAAAGACCGACTCACCTACCCAGACCCTTCACACCCCGAAGACCAGCAAACTACCGCACGGTACCGAGACCGCGGCCCCGCAGAAACCGTCATCAAACGCATCACCTCCCGCAACCTCGGAGCTGAAGCAATCCCGTCCCGCCGCGCTGAAGGGTTCCACATCACTAATGACGGCGGCCGCGGCAGCACCGCTTCCATCGACACCCGCCTTAAAAATCTCCTCGAAACCCTCACCCCAATCGCCACATCCGCTGGTCTGCGCATGACCGCCATATACCAAGACGGCAAAATCCACTTCGACACAACCCCCTTCAAAAACCGAGCCAGAGCAGTCCGCCTCTCATACCTCTCAGGCGAAGTCGTCGGCTGGGAAATGACAGACCGAGTCGGCACCGCCACAGCCGTCGTAGTCGGCGGCCAAGGTGAAGGAGAAGACCGCAAACTCACCAGCCAAACCCGCAGCGACTCCTGGCTCCGCCGAATCGAAATCTTCAAAGACCGCAGAGACAGCGACAACCCCGAAACCCTCACAGCCGCAGCCAATGAAGAGCTCGAAAAAGCAAAGAGCGAACGCTCGATGAAAATCACGCTCTACGAAACAGAAACTCGCCGCCTCGGAGAAGCCTTCAACATCGGCGACACAGTAACCATCGACGCCGCAGCACACGTCACCCCATACAGCGCGCAAATCGTCGAAGCAAAAATCTCATGGGAGAACAACACCCGCACCGTTGAACTCACCATCGGCGCACTCGACACGACCCTCCGTCAGCAAGAAATTGAGAGGCTCCGTAATGAGGTTGCCGCGTTAGCAACCGTCTAGATGAAAGGTTTTCATGCTATGAGCACAAATACTGAGACATCATTCCCCGTGGTCAATCAGCCGCTGACAGCTGAGCAGTGGTCGAGTGTCACGTACGGATTCGGAAACGGCTCTTACGATGAGGGCACCGGTGACTACCGGATTGGTGTCGATAACGCGTCTAACAGTGTTTGGGTTGAACCTCCGTCAGGAACGGGGTTTGCCCATGCGACGGTGGCAGGCTTTTATCATCGCCTCCATAAGCGGATTAGTTTCCCGTGCCCGCCGGTGACGGCCAAGACTACTTATTCTTTGACGCTCTGTTATGACCCTGTTCGTCAGAGTTCAATGCCGCTGAAGTTGGAGCTGGTGACCCGGCTAGATTTCAGTGGAGGCAAGCAGCACCTCGTGCTGTGCGAGTGGGACCGTGAGCCGAACCAGTTGGTGTCTCAGATGCCGATTCGCCTCAAGAAGCCTAGGGTCGCTCCCAGTCTGGACGTTCAGGACATCGGTAATCTGCCGCCGGCAGAGTCTCAGATCTTCGCCACGCTGGTTTATGTGAACTCTGAGAGAAGCTTTTATCGTTGTTCGATTCTGAATGGGCAAAAGGCGTGGGCGCGCGTCGCTGGCTCCCGACAGTCAGGCATTCAGATGATGCCTGGATGGGCGTACAGCACGTCGTCCCCTAACACGTCTGGGATCATTACGACTCCAATCACGGATGGCTTTAAATGCGATTTCTCGGGTACCTTCGGCCGTGCTGCCTATACCTACGTTGTCGGTGAATCATGGCACAACATGGGCACGTTTATACCTGAACCGCTCCGCACGAAGCGGTACAAGGAGACGATTTTCCCAGTGCTGTACAACACCAAAGCGAATGGGGTGAAACAGCTTCTGTGCCGTGTCCAGTTCAGCTCAGGGAACATTGACATTCGGAGCGTATCTGGGGAGGTCACTATCGAACAACACGGTGAGCTCCATATTCCAGCGATCAGCTGGATCTCGGACAAATCCAATATTCTCGACTGGTAGGAAAACAGATGCACACCATCACAGCAAAAATGCTCGACCCATCAGGAAACCCCCTCCAAGGATCCGCCACCTTCACGATGGCACAGATCCGCACCATCGGAGACAACGGCGAAGTCTACAGCGGAAGCGTCACCGCCCCAGTCGACCGAGACGGTACTGTCCGCGTCAACCTTCTCGACGGGGACTATATCGTCACATTCAAAATCTGGGAACCTGCCTCTGGGAAGATGCTCAACATCCCCAACGCACAGATTAAGGTGACCCGTGACGCAACACTGGCAGAGCTAATGCACCCTGCCGCCGGCCCCGCGGCTAGAGGCGTAACCCCGCCGACACGACCTGGCGAGCTTGTAGTCTCCGAGGACACCCTCAACTTACTCACAGGAGCTAACCACTAATGGCGAAGAAAATCTCAATCGTCATCCTCAATGACAACGGAGAACTCGATGGACAGGCCAAAGCCCACGTCCAGCGGATGATTTCCAGCGCGGTCGAAGAGGCAAAAGCTGAGCTACTAGCTGACCTCACCCCCCAAATCATCAGTAAGCTCGACGCGGCAGTATTCGCTGAATACACCGCAGCGGACCATAGTTAGGAGCACCCATGACCGCATATATTAAGGTCTCCGCAGATTTCAAAACCATGCTGGAATCTGAATCAGTAGTCGCCGGCACCGTCGAGTTCATCCCCACCACCGTGGTCACTGACGCTGGAACCGTCTTCGCCCCCGCCAAAATCACTGGGCACCTAGTGGGCGGCGGCATCCTCGCCGACAGCCCCTACGCCAAAACCGACAACGCTGGGGTGAAGCTCGTCGCCCTACCCGGCGGCGTAAGGTACACCGCCACTGCATACCTCCGAGCAGCAGACGGCACCGGTATCCCCGCCATCACCTGGGCTCTCACCGCCATCGCTGGCCAAGACATCAACCTAGCAGATACCCCGGTAATCGGAGACAAGACGCAAACCCCCGCCCAGCCGGCGCTCCCCAGCGCTCGCCGCACAGCATTCCGCGTCGTCGATGCCGGTAACGGACTCGGCCGACTCATCGAGGTAGAGGAGAACTAACAATGTCTGAGAAGACCCTAATTGACCGCATCGTACTAGCAGACGAACAGGGGCACCTGCAGGGCAAGCCGCTGGAAAGTGTCCGCGGCGCAGTCGCTGAGGCTGTCCCGCCTGCTGTTGCCGCTGAAGTGGCTAAGCTACCGAAGCCTGCGCCATCGGCGGAGACGAACCCAGTGAAGATTGTCGCCGGAGGCTCTATCCCCGCGCTCGCTGAGGGCGAGCAGGAGCGTGCTTTCATGGTCACTGCCCAGGCGACTGCACCTGATGGTGTGACTTGGATCGGTGAGGCACCGTCCGCGGCGTTCCGGGGGCTCGTGGTCCTGCGTCGAGTCTCGGATGGCACCGTCCTGGGCGTCTCTCGCTCGACAGAGCACAGCAGCACCCCCGTGGTACCGCCTGCCCCGACTCCGCAGCCTGTGCCTAACGCACTGGCTCGCCCGACTGTCACCACCACCGCGGTGACGGGCTCTGTTACTGCACACTGGGAGCCGGTAGCAGGCGCTGACTCATACGAGATCCAGGTGGATACCGGTGCCCCCGCGCTCGCCACGTCCCCGCACACGTTTACTCCCACCGCGGCTAACGGCACCGTCAAGGTCCGCGCTGTCCGCGGATCTGAGCATGGCCCCTGGGGCATCGCCCTCTATACTGCATCAGTGGCTATGGCCGAATCCGCAGTGACTGGCTACGCGACGACCTGGGCTCACGGTGGCTGGATTGAGGTCAACAAGAGCCTCGCCCAGTACTTCAAGGCAGAGGGTGCAACGGTTACTGGCTGGGAATACCCGCGTAACTCTCAGACGTGGGAACCGGTGCCGGCATCTGACACGGCACACTACAAGCAGCAGCCTGCGGACAAGATCTTGGTCGCCCAGGGAGTCAAGATTGAATTCGAAGGAGACAAGGTCGTCATCGCCACTGCCAAGCCCATGGGCCCGGGCGACGCAATCGGTCTGGACCTTGGAAACGCGCCGATGCGGTTTAAGGTGGTCGACCGCGCGGGCACCCCTACCTATACGTGCGAACAGCGCCCCCCGATTCCAGAGGCCGACGGCCGCTTTGCATCCGGTCGCTGGGACTCCGCACCTGTTCAAGATGGCGACAAGCTCGAAATCTCGCACGGCCCCGACAGCTATATTGTCGGCACCGTCATTCGGGCTAATAGCGACCGTGTGAAGGTCTACGGGTTCAAGGTGAGTGACTGGTCCACGACTCGTCTCATCTGGCACGGCTGGCACTGGGAGTCTGGCTCAGCAACCCTATCTAAGGCGGCGTAGTGTGTCCAGCCTATTCACTATTCTCGCTATGGGAGGCGGCGGCGAGCCAGTAGCGACAGCACCGCACCCAGTAGCACCCACCCCTGCGCCAGCGGCCCCGTACAAGCTCGGCCCAGATACCCACATCATCATCGACGCAAACAGCTACTATGCGCTCTGGACCTACTCACCGATTCAGGAAATCGGCGCGCTAAAGCAGCTCATTACGAGTGCTGGAGCAACCGTCAGTAACACGGCTATCCCCGGCCAGACATGGTCTAACATGCGTGTCAATAATGAGGACGTCGTCGCAGCATTTAGGCCTGGCAAGCGAAACATTCTCATCTGTGGCGAGACCCGCAACTGGGTTGCCTCGCATGGAGGTTGCACTGTGGATGATGTCGCAATGGAGGCCTCTCTCTACATTGCGACCGTCCGCGCCGCTGTCCAGGCGCGGTACGGGCAGGATTTTGACCGAGTCATTATCTGCGGCACTATCCCAAACAGCACGTTCATGGACGAGCCGTGGAAGGCTGACATCCCCGGCTTGAACCGTGTGCTTTCGGGCTTTGATGACCTGGCGCGTGCAGACCCCGGCGCGCTGGGGGCTGACGTGTTCGCTGACTTCCGCAGCAAGACCAAATGGTTCTCGGGCGATGGAACTACCCGAGCGCCGTTCGCTCAAACCCAGGAAACCGTCAAGGAACCCATCAACGGAACTGACTGGGTCCACCCCACGGGTGCGGCGCGCGAGGCCTTCGCAGAGGCAATCGCTGACGCACTCAAGCGATTGGAGACATAACCGAAAGCCATGGAATGGGCAATCCCCCCAGAGATATGGGCATTAGCCGGCGTCGTGCTAGGCACGTTCATCCCCTCAGCCATGACATTTTTCACCGGCCGTCAGCAGGCAAAACATGAAGCGAATAAGGCTCTCATTGAGGCGCTTGAGCGCCGCATCGGCGACCTAGAGACACACCTTCGTGAGGAGACGTCTGCGCGCAGGGCGCTCGAGGTGGAAGTGAGACGGCGTGAAGAAGAGGCACATTCGGCGGCCGACCGCGCCCGTCTGGTGATGAGTGTGGCGGTCGCCCACATTAATCGCCTGACCGCGCATATTGAGGCAGGCTCCCCCCCCCCCCCCCCCACCTCCGCCGGCAGTGCCGACTGAGGTGGCGGATTGGGTGTCTGCTGAGCTTTGGACGTCGAAGCTCGGTGAAGACAAAAGATAAGTAATAAGGAAAGGCGCTGACATCTTTATCTTCTAGAGACGCCAGCGCCTTTCTGCCTATGAGAAAGAGGAAACCATGAAGTACATCGACATTTCAGATTGGGACGCGACCTCGTTTACTAAGGAGAACCGCGTAACCATCACGAATGGCGTAGAAATCCTGGACCCGTCGGTCGACACTATTGTGATTCACCACTGGGGCAACGATGGCCAGCGCTTTGAAGACGTCTGTAACTTCTTCGCCGGTGGCCCCGGCACCTCCGCACATTTTGTGGTGGAGGCAGGCCGCTGCGCCCAGCTCGTCGAAATTAAGGACATCGCCTGGCATGCAGGTAACTGGGCGGCTAACCAGCGCAGCATCGGCATCGAGTGTCGCCCCGAGATGAGCAACGAAGACTTCGAAACTGTTGCTCAGGTGATTGCAGATCTGGAAACCTACTACGGTCGCAGCTTCTACATCAACGGTCACCTTGATTACTACAACACTGAGTGCCCTGGCCGCTGGTACAGCCGACTAGAAGACCTCATCCGCCGCGTGAACGATATCAAGGCTGGCAAGATCGAGCGCGGCGTGGAGAATGTCCCTGCGCCGCTGCCTGCCGTGGATGTGGAGCGTATCCGTGCCGAGTTCGCAGAGCTGGATAAGAAGCTGCGGGAGGCTGTGGAGGCTGGTAAGCAGCTTGGGGAGACCCTCGATGTTTAGCTGGCTTACCCCTACCGTGCGCGGCTGGGCCTACCGGGTGGCGGTGGTTGCTTTGCCGCTGCTGGTCGCCTATGGTGCGTTGGATGCGAATAAGGTGTCGCTGTGGGTTGCCCTGTTGGGTGCGGTGTTGGTGCCGGGTATGGCTGCGGCGCATACCCCTGTCCGCTCCCCCAATGATGACGCCCCGCCTGGCGAGTCGTAGCATGGCTCCCTGATACGTTAAGAAGCCCGCCCCTTCCTTCCCCCTTGTTGTGGGGTTGGGAGGGGCGGGCTTCTTTTTTGCGCCCTCATACCTCTGTAATAGGAGGACATAATGAGGACACAATCAACCGATATTAGGGGTGTTCGCCTGGTGTAGCCTGGGGCGTATTCCCCAGAAAATCAAGGCGACACAGCCGCCTACGGTCGGTTAATGTGAACCCTTAGAAGTCCCAGCTCTAACCGGGTACCCCTTAAAACCGCGCCAATTCAACGAAGTAGCCCCCCTGTGGTGTTCTAGGAGGACACTAAGAGGACACATTTATCTGGGGCGATTCGGCTACTAGATGCGCCACTCCCTGCACGATTTTGCGAGGCTGCACGTAGAACTGGGCAGTCACCGCGGCACTGGAATGTCCCAGCACTTCCGCCGCCGCGTCCAGGTTCTTCTCCCGCGCTAGGAAGGTGGCTACCGTGGTGCGCATGGCGTGCGGAGTAACCCCCACAAACTCGGTGCCTGCCACCTGCTGCCTCCAGATTCGCGCCAACTCAGTAGAAGAGATTGCCTCCCGCCCAGGCACCCAGTGCGGGAAGAGGAGCCCCTCTCCTACCTGTTCGGCTTGGGCGGTGATGGCGGCGGCAACCGTGGCGGGCACCCGCACAGAGAGCACCTTCTTGTTCTTGCGCTGCTCTTGTCGGAATACGCGGGTGCCGCTGCCTACGGTGGTGCCGCGCAGGTGAACGACCATGCCACCGTCCCCGGTAGGTTCAAGGTCTTCGGGGGTGCGTAGAGCCAGCACCTCGCCCGGGCGTGCCCCGGTAGAGAGCATGATGAGGGCCGCTAGGCGGCATATCCCGTCCAGGCGCGCCAGCAGTAGGGGCACTTGCTCGGGTTCGAGCGCCCGCTTATGTTTCACCTCGGTCACTGGCAGCCTGACCGCGCCCATGGGGTTGGTGGTTACTACTCCCATGCGGATGAGCATGGTGAACACCTGGGTGAGCATGGTTTTAGCGAGGCGGGCGTTGCTGGGGGTGGTGGCGTGCAGCTGGTTGAGCAGCGCGTGCATGACCCCGGGGGTTGCCTCCTGGATTTGCAGGTGCCCCAGTAGCGGGGTGAGGGTGCGGGCGGTGAGGTGCCGGTACCTGTCCATGGTCTGGGTAGCGAGGTTCTTGCCCTGCGTTTCTTCCGTCCATGCCTGGATTGCCTCGGTGAGGGGTGAGGCGGGCGTGAGTGCCCCTACTCCGAGGCGGGTGGCGGTGGCTAACCTTTCCCGTAGCGCGGCTTCGGCTTTGCCTTTGGTGGGGCGGGTGGCGCGTAGCCGTTTGCGCTGCCCATCTAGCCCCCGGTAGTAGGCGTATGCCGCCCATGCCCCGTTTTTGGTGCGGGTGGTGAAGATGGTGCCGTGCCCGCCGATGGGCAGCCTTTCCCGGCTCACGACTCCGCCCTGGTGCCCTGCCGGCGGGGTTTGCGTCCCCTGCCTTTGGCGTATTCGGGGCGAGACTTGTATTCCCGGTTCCATGCTTCGGCGGTCTCGGGTAGCCATGCTTGGCGGGTACCGGAGGGGTTTACGAAATCGGGTGCGGGCAGTTCGCCGCGCTTGGATAAGGTGGTGCGATCCAGCCCGAGGTGGGCGGCGATATCGGCGGCGGAGAGCAGGATGATACGCGGTTGGGACATTAGCGGCGCTCCTGGTTCTTGCGTAGGTGCCAGGAGATACCATGCATAGCAAGGCACGCCGCCAGGACAATGGAGGAGACCCACGGAACGGCGGGAGCCTTAGGACCTGCCAGGAATGCGGCGATAAACGCCAGAGCGTAGAGGAACGCGATATATAGGGTGTTGGTTTTCATGTCGATATGGTACGGTGGAAGCCCGCCCGGCTCTGAGATATTACGGTTATTTCAGAACCGGGCTTAGCGCTTAACGGCTATTCGCCGTCTTCCTCTTTCTTCTTTCGCTCCATCCCCTTGGAAGCCCTGATAATATCAGCAACTTCGTGGAGAATGGGAGGAATAAGGGTGAGGATGGGAACCAACCAGGTTTCCACCGTGCTACCTTTCTACTATATTTACTTGTGTTTGCCGGTCTCTCACCCCGACATATATAATTCTACTACACATGGGAACTATATTCAAGTTGAGGGATGGAAAATCCAGTGCAATAACCCCACACTGACCCACGAAAGATACCCCATGCCTGGACTCTTCATCACCCTCGAAGGCGCGGACGGCACCGGCAAAACCACCCAGCTTGCGCTACTCACCCAAGCCCTCACCATCTTTCTCCTTTCCTCCCCTCCAACCACGCAGAGAGAATCCTCGGGGTAACATCCAAATCAGCCGCCGCAGCAGACAAAGAATCAGGCGACACAGCCAACGCCGTCCGCACCGCAACAGGATCCAGAAGCCAGCCAGCAGCAGTCAGGTTCTGCCCTGCGCTCGCGTTTGCGCGCGGCAACGTCGTCGAGGAGGGCGTGAGTGTCGCCATTGACGGCATGCGCCAGCTCGTGTGCAAGGACGCATCGGCGCTGGCGGTGAAGTAGCCCTGGGCTTGCGAGAATCGTCTTCGTTGTCTCATCCCAGAGCGCTAGTGTGCCGGCAGGTAGGCAGGCGTCAATAATGCGGATACCAAGCTGGCTCGCATGCATTTCGGGGTCATATGGAATTTGGTTCATGAAGTTCAGTGAATTGTCGGGTGCGCTATCCCTTTCTTCGCGCCCGCGGGTTGTCGTTATGCTGTCCAGTTGCCGTCGTCGGTAATGAGCATTGCGTTGTATGCCGCAGAGATAATTACCGTCATGTCCACATTGAGTGCGGTGCAGATGGTCATGAGGTCACGAACGGGGAGCGAACCTTCTGACCGATATACGGATCGGCTGAGCTTACTCTTGGAGATACCAGTTTTTGCGGCGAGAGTCAGCAGGTCTTCGCCTCGTCGAACCATCCATACCTTGATTTCACGGTTCACCAGGTCGTTGAAGAGTTCTGCTTTGGATTGCGTGGAGCCCATTACGCACTCCATCCCGAATCCTCGGTAACAATGTCGTCTGCAGGATGTGCGGCTAGAGCATAGCCTGCCTGCCTTGCAGCTTCGGCACGTGCCAAAATCTGCGCAGCCAGTTCCTTATCAGACGCTGAAGAGGTTTCTGCCGCCAGTTCTTTCTGCAATGCCGCTTCTGCGCGGAAACATACCTCAGCAGGACTCAGATCAAGCGCCCTACAGATGAGTTCAAACTCGTTCGTATTGAGCGGGGACGAATCGAGGTTCAAAGTCAGGGAAAGGCGATTGCGGCTAACCCCTGACAATTCCTCTAGCGCCCGCAGAGTCAGCCGTCGGCGTGATTGCGCGGCGCGCAGTTCCTCGTTCAGCAGTTGGCTAAAGCGGTTTGCGGGGCCAGTACTACGGCGGCCTGCGGTGGTTTTACGTTCTTGCTTCATGCACTCAGTGTATATAAAAACAAGAAAAAAATCTAGATTTTTAAAAAATTTCAGATTTTTGCTTGACTTGTCCCAAACCAGAGACATAAACTAATCACAACACCAGGAAAGGAGGGTGGCCATGAGCACCCGACAGATTGGCGAAATCCTAGCAGAAAATCTCTCGCTCGCACTCGCCAAAACCAAACTCACCCGAACAGAGGTAGCAGACAAAGCAGGAATTAGCCGCGCTCGCCTCTCCTCACTCGAAAATCACAACACTCCCATCCGAGCTACTGAGCTCTGGGATATTGCCGCAATACTGGGCGTTGAGCCAGCCTGGTTCTACTCTGAGCACCTTTCAGAGCTAGCGGTCAATTAATTTTTTACCCACATGTCTGTAAATGCAGATATATGAGCAGTTAGGTGACACAAAATGCTAACCATCCCCCAAGGCCAGATAGCTGACTGGCACAACGCCCCCACCGTCCCGCCGCGTCTCTGGACAACCCAGGACCTCGCCGACTTCACCCAGCGCAGCGTCTCCTCCATCGAACAGGAACGCTCCGCAGCAAACGACGGACGCACCCACCACCCGCCGTACATCCGCATCGGCAACGCCGTCCGCTACGACCCCGCCACCGTCTACGCCTACTACCAGGCAACCCAGACCGCCCCCGGCGCACCTACCAACTAAAGAGACCGAAAAAGAAGAGGGATCACTAACCATGAAAACCGCCATCGACACGGCATACGAACTAGCCACCAAATACGCACAGTGCATCTGGTGGACCCGAATCCCCATCCTCAGCCGCCACGACCCCCGCCTCGGAGCAAACAAAACCGCCCCGGCGGCATGGTGCGAAGTCTGCGAGGAAGTCTACGCCGAGCTCCCCAACAACAAGAGCCCCTACATCGCCGCAGCCGAAGCCGCCCCCGCCCATATCAAAGACGCACACCCCGCGTACTGGGACGCGTTCATCGACCAGGCATACCTCGCAATCCGAGCCGCCCGCCTCTGGTGGGGACGCAGGCGAAACCTCCCCGAAACGACTGCCCTCCACCTAGTCGAGAACCCCCTGGCCAAGCACTGGATGAACATCCATCTGCCCTGCCCCACCGGATGCGGCACCACACTCCACGAGCACTTCGCCACCGACCAGATCAAGGACGAAGCGAATCTCGCCTTCTCACAGGACGTAACCGACGCCTGCATCCTCCGCATGGCTGAGCACCTTATGCGGCACAGCAGCGACAAGCTCAGGGCACTCTAACCCATCAAACAAGGAAGAAACCGAAGTGACTACCAAGACCAAGCGCGACCGCGCAGCAGGCCGCCAGCACCGCCACACCGCAATCCAAGGCATTATCAGCAACCACCAAGGCATCATCGACGACATCGCCGGCATCGACAACAGCATCGCAGCCCTGCAAGAGAGGACCTGCGACCTCGGCAACCGGGTGGACAGCTGGTACACCATCCTCGACGAGAAGAACACCCACACCCGACAGAACGTCGCCTACACCATGCGGTGCGTCGTCGAGAACGAACGCAAGGTAGCAGAGATTGAGCCCGCGCTCGCGCTCCTCCAGGAGTCCAGCAAGCAACAGATGACCATCAACAAGATGGCTCACAACGTGCAGAAGGAGCACCAGCACGCTATCGCCCAGCTCATCGCCTACACGAACAAGGTGAACGACCGCGCTGACGCTCTCCAGCAGGAAACCGACATCCTGCGCGACGAGCTCAACGAAACCAATAAGAGGCTATTCCAGCTCGCATGGATCAACACCATCATCTGGTTCTGCGCAGCACTCACCATCTTCGCTCTCCTCATCGTCCCGTAAGGAAACACCAATGGAACGCACTATTCGAAACACCAAGCTCGTCATCTGGGCGCTTGTCCTCGCAACCGTCACCATCGCCGGCATCGCGAGCGCTCAGGAAGATATTGGGATCCGCGGCGGCCTGCTCGTTGCGTCGCTGATTCCCGCAGTACCGGCAATTCTGCTGGGTTCGTGGGTGAACGGCATGAAGGCAGGAGGTGCCGGCGGTGAGTAGCGTTAGGGATAAGTTGCCGTCCCCTGCTGATTGGGGGGGTCTGAGCGTTTGTACACGCAGGCTGAGGCGGCTGAGGTCTTGGGCATTAGCCAGGGGACGCTGACGAAGCGTGTGCACGGCTGGACGATTAAGGCTGTGGCGTGGAGTGAAGAGACTGGCTTCTGCTTCACGCAGTCGTCGCTGGATAAGGCGCTGGAGCATGCGTCAGCGCGCCGCGCTCGCCATAGGACGTACCGGGGTTGTTTCCCCAGCGCGGAGATGCTGACCCCGCCGCGTATGCGAGTCTCCACGATTGACTGGAGCCGCCCCTACGAGGGAAAGGAATCGTAATGAACACGTGTACTGGCTGCGGGGCACCTATCGAGGAGCGGACTCGTGGATGCAGGATTTGCTCCAACAGGCACAACAAGTGGCGGCGTGCTGGCGATACGCGGGCGTTGCGTCCGCCGGACCCGGAAACCTGCCGCATGTGTGGCGGCCCGTACTTGACGAGGAATCAGCGGTGCCGCAGTTGCGCTCACCGTCACGACTACTGGCTCCGCATGGGGGATCCTCGAGGCATCCATGGCCCGCGGAAAATCTGCAAAGGATGCGGCGGCGACATCAACGCGTACACCGACGGGTGCAAGATATGCGCTCGACGGAAACGTAAGAGAGAACGTCAAGCCGCCGAGGCACAGGAAACGCAAGGAGCCATACCGACACCTGCGGCTCCTGTAGAGCTCATCTACCGCCCAGCACCCACCAGCGACCCAGTCCCCGAGGATACTCTCGACAGCCCCCGAGACATCGAGAACCTCCACAACCTCCAAGCCTGGCTGAGCGCTCGCCGCGCTCGCCTCACCAAGAAGCACTAACCACCCTTTAGGAGTCACCATGCGGCACATCATGCACACCATCGAGCATGCCGCCCTTGTCCAGGCCGCCGCCTACGGCAAACACCGCGCCGCCGCTCTCTGCGGCAAGACCGTCGATATTGACCTGTCAGGCTACTTCATCACCTACGACCGCACCCCGCAGCGAACCCCGGCAAAACTGCCCGGCGTATGCGCCCCCTGCCCCGCCTGCCGAATGGAACTACACAATGCTTGACGCAGACATCCTCGGCACCCTCGCAGAAGCCACCTGGCTCGACAAGGACACGAACTGCCGCATGAGCGAAACCCACCGCCGAGCCCTCTACTGGATCACCCTCCATTCAGACACCAACGGGCACAGCGACCTTTCCCCCGCCAGCCTCGCCCAACACCTGGGCATCTCCCAGCCCACCGCCAACAAACTCTGCAAAGAGCTGCGGGGCGCAGGGCTGGTCACCTTCCTCAAAATCGTCCCCTCCGCATCGGAATGGCGGTGCGAACTCAACATCGAACGAATCGGAGCGCTGACATGAGCTACGGACACATCCTAGCCGCGTGGAAAGTCACCGGACTCACCCCGCGTGAAAAGGTGGTGCTGCTGGCGCTCGCTGACTGCATGAACGCCACAACGGGGATGTGTTTCCCGAGCGCGCGACGGCTCAGCGAAATGACGGGGATTCATGACCGGAGCGTATGGAGGGTGCTAGGGCTTCTCGAAGAGAAAGGATTGCTTACGCGGATCAATCGGGAACTGGATAGAGGCGGGAAAAGCTCAAACCGTTACCTTCTCCATTTGTCGGAGCCTGTCCCGCCGCCGACTTCGCTCCCCATGACGGAGCCAGCACAGCCCTATGAAGAAATCTACACA